ATGTGGATGGAGTGAGGATGAGGTGATCGACCTTGCAAAGCGGGTCTTGACCATCAGCAACCAGAGCATCAATAGCAACTTGATCGACTTTGATGATCAGATTTATGCTCCAATCTATTTGGGACTCAAAGCCCAACAGCAGTATGATTGGGTTGTGGTTGACGAAGCTCAAGACACTTCTGACCTTCGCATGAAGGTTGCCCAACTTCACCTTGCACCCAATGGTCGCTTCATCGCGGTAGGTGATTCACGGCAAGCCATTTATGGTTTTGCTGGTGCTGACCATGACAGCATGGACAAGATCAAGGAGGCTACCAATGCAGTAAGTCTCCCATTGTTAACTTGTTATCGTTGTGCGAAGAACATCATCGCTCACGCTCAAAAGTGGAATGCTGAAATCCAGTCATTCGAGGGACAACAGGACGGCATCGTGCGTGAGTTGGATTGGTCTTCATTCGCTTCTGATTTCTCCCAATGGGGATTCAGTAAGCAGGATGCAATCCTTTGCAGGAAGAACGCACCACTCGCAAGCATCGCTTTCCAATTGCTTCGCAAGGGTATCCCTTGCAGGATCGAGGGACGCAATGTGGCAGACAGCATCAAGGCACTTGCCAATCGTTGGAAGGTCAATGACTTGAGCAAGTTGCGTGATCGGGTCGATGCCTATCTTGCGAAGGAACTCGACAAGCTCACCAAGAAGGATCAACTCCACAAGTCAGAAGCACTTGAGGACAAGTGCGAAACGCTGATTGCCCTCATTGATCGTTGCATCGAAGCGGGTCAAACATCCAAGTCTGACCTGTTCGCATCCATCGACAAAATGTTTGGGGATACCCCATTCGGGCAAGTGCCAGAGTGCTTGGTTCTTTCGAGCGTCCATCGTTCCAAAGGTCTGGAATGGAACAGAGTGTTCTTGCTTGATCGTCCTCAATTCATGCCATCCAAAGCGGCAAGGAAGGATTGGCAGAAGGGACAGGAATTAAATTTGGCGTATGTTGCAATAACGAGAGCCAAACAGGAACTTGTCGAAGTGGTTAATTATCCCTCTACAAGTAAGAAGTAACAGGAATAGTCAGAGAGCCATAAAACCCCATAGGTTAATTCCTATGGGGTTTTTTTGTTATGCCCCGCAATTGCTCCAGAATGCCCTATAAATCGTTTTGTGGGTGCAATATGATTTCCCGAATCTGATATTCTCCCCCATTGTTTTTTTGATTTTGGAAAATAAATATCTTTAATGTTTGAAGAAGATGTTGAAACTTTTTGCCCATCAAGTGTTAACATATCTCTTGGGTCTTGGGAACATTGTTTATATTGTGGGCAACTACCAAATTGCCAAGATCATGTAATTCCTTTCAGTTCCTATTCCTTGAAAAAAAGAAAAACAAAAGCGGGTAATGCAGTAGGTGTAAAAGTAAAAGCCTGTATGGAATGCAATGCTTTGTTATCATCAAAACACTTTGATAACATCATAGATAGAATAGAGGATGTTAAGTTTCTTATATTTGATAGAAACAGAAAGGTATTGAAAATGAAACCTTGGGAAGATTCTCAAATAAAGGAATTGAAGCATACACTTAAAAGCAAGGTGTTAGCAGTTGAAACAGAAAGAAGAAATTTAAAACAAAGGATTGATTGGATAACGAGTCCAGATGGAATTGAATATCTGGAGAAAGTAAAGTCTCAAATAAAAGATCAGTTTCATTCTCAACACTTTCTGCGTAGATTCTTTTGTTGTTAATTCTTATTATATGTAAGCGTTTGTAGATACCTTGCAGCTTCACCAATAGGCAAGTGACACAAATGATGGTTGCGCCTATCCAATAGTTGCGTCTCTACATGGTTTGAATCTTGGCATGGAAAATGCAGAGTGCAGGAATCATGCCAACCATAATGATTATGGCATTGGGTCATCCAGACTTGGCATGGGGAATGCTGGTAGCAAATGGTATGCCAAACTTTGGGGATCATGGGGATCGTGGGGAATGTTGGCATGGTCTATGCTAACAGCAAGTGGTATGCCAACTATATTGGCACGGCTCTTGCTATTGGAATCTTGGCATGGGGAATGCTACCAGCATATGGTATGCCAACTATATTGGCATGGCTCTTGCTACAGAAGTGTTCCCCATATTGGCATGGTATGTGCTATTGAAAATTTTCCACCTTGGCACAACAATTGCTGGTAGCAGGAAGTGTGCCAATAGGAGAGGGTATGGAAATTTGCCTTATAGGCGTGTAAAAAAAAGAGGTGGGGGGGGTGTATGCCAAAAAATATTTTTTTAAAAAAAATCATAAATTACCACAGTGGTTTTTTTTTAATCTAAAATTTTCGCATTTTTGGTGAGATTATCCTTTGCCCACAATGGTTGAAGATTACTGTAATTAAAACATTTCTTCTGTTGTTCTGGATCGGTTAAATCAAAAGACGCACAAGGTATAATGTGATCTATATGCCAACCATATAATCCATAGTTACTCCAAGACATTCCTTCTTTAAATTGTTTTTCCAAGTGATCTCTGGCTTCTTTAATCGTACATCCCAGTAACTCAATAAAAGTAAAAGCTTTTTCGGAATTCTGGTTTCTAATAGCATCCCTAATTCTATTCCTTAAATATAGACACATTTTGAATTTTTCATCATTTTTCAATCGTTGTTTAACGTATTCTCTCTTTTTATCTTTATATTTCGAATAATTTTTTATTTGATTTTCTTTTATCTTTTCTTTGTTTTTTAAACGATATTGTTTTTGAACTTCTTTAATTCTTTCTTTATTCTTATTATAATATTCTAATTGGCATTTGTTGCTTTTATATTTTTCTCTATTTCTTTTGTTTATCTCGTCTTTATTTTTTAATCTATTTTTCCTTTTTCTTTCATATATTGTTTCCTTATTTTTTTGAAAATACAGTCTTTCCCTCTCTTTTATTTTTTCTTCATTGTTTAATCTAAAAAGACGTTTTCTCTCTTTTATTTTTTCTTTATTTTTTAAATACCATTCTTTATTATATTCTTTATTTTTATTGGAATGTTCCATAAAATTTATTTAGTTAACATTCCAATAAAAACAACACAAATCAGACCATTGGGTTTTTCAGGCGGTTTATAATTATTCCACTCTTAGGTGGATTTTCAAAACATAGGGGGTGGGGGTTGTTTCAAATACCCAAAACTCAAAAATTTTTTTTTTTAAAATTTTTTAGGAATTTCCCATATAGAGAAATTTCACAATCTTTTAAAAGTATAACCCCTATAAGATTCCCTCTTGCCATTGACACACTCATATACTTTGGAATCATTTAGCCCCTCATTTATTATTTCTCTCTTCCCTCTCATGACTTTCAATAATTTCCCATTATCATACATTTCTATTGCACCTAAGAATTGTGCATGGTTTTCTCCATTCTGAAATAGTTTAAGTAGATCGTTATCCCTTGCATGTTTATAATTCTCTTCCGATGTGTTCCATTCCAGATTTTCTATCCTATTGTCTGTCTTTATTCCATTGATATGGTTTATTGTTTCCTTTCCCTCTGGATTTGGAATATATTGCAATCCAATCAACCTATGCACTCTCTTTTTTTTTAGATTAATTTTTGGGTCTTTGTATAGGTTCACACATAGATATCCACCTTCTATATATTGTTTTAGATTCTTTTTGAATTTAGTCTTGCTCCTTATTACACAGTAAGGCTCTTCCTCTATCATTCTCATCTCGTATCTTTCCTCGTATCCCTTGATATCGCTCCACTCCTTTTGGTCTGGATAGTTTTCCATATTCTCTCTATCCTAAAGCATTTTATTTTTTTGTCAATTTCTTTTTACGTTCTCTTATTTTGTCCTTATTAGCTTCGTAATGTTTTTTTGCATTTTTTATTCTTTTATCTTTATTCTTTTCGTAATATTTCCTATTTTTTTCTCTCAATCTATCCTTATTCTCTATGTAATGTTTCCTTGTATATTCTTTTATTTCATCCTTGTTATCTTCTCGATATTTCTTTTTACGTTCTCTTATTTTGTCCTTATTAGCTTCGTAATGTTTTTTTATTTTATCTTTATTCTTTTCATAATATTTCTTTTTACGTTCTCTTACTTTATCCTTATTAGCTTCTAGATATTTCCTTACATATTCTCTCATTTTATCCTTATTCTCTTTTCGATATTTTTTAAAATATTCACTCTTATCCATAACCTCCCAATCATAAACCCTCACATTTTTTTGTCAAGTGTGTTAAATAATTATCATGTTATGATAACCTTTAAGAAATATATAATACTGAAGGAGAATTCTGTTAAGACGCCATCCGAATTGTCCTCCATGAGTCCAGAGGATTTTGCCAATTATCTAGATTCTCTTCTTGTTGGAATTAAAAACAAAGACAAGTTTGCGGAAATTTCCGATTCCATTATATTCGATGCAAATAATGATTATTCTCAGAACAATTTTGCAGGGACTCAATTATGGGAAGCAAGGAGACTCATATCCAAGATTCCTCCCAATGCATTGAAATTCAAGAAGGTTACAAGTGACAATACGATAAACTTGCACAATGACTACGAATACGTTGCAAATGTGGATGGTGTTCCTTATGGTCTAAACAAGTGGGAAGATCCAGACTACGATCCATATGGTACTAGGGATGATGAAGATGAATCGGAAGATGAAGATGGTGGTTCCAAAAAAACAAAGGGTAATCTAAAATACGTGTGGGCATACCAGAGGATTGGTACTAATAATCAAACGGTTGAGACTGTATATAACATCGGATACGGTGATGAGGATGTGATGAAAGAAATGCGGCAAGACTTAGAGAGTGGTGGTTCCGTTTAATTCGGATAATATCCCCATTCCATAATGGAATCTCCGTTTGTAAAAATTTCCGATGCCCTGACTCTTTTAGATATTACCTTATAATCATCTTTAAACAAACTCTCTCCGTGGTCTTTTGCATATTGTTTGCTTGTAGTTACCCAATCACCTCTATTTATTGCTATTTTATTATCTAATCTTTTATATACTTCCATTGGAATAGCCCTGTGTATCCATACTGGACCATCCGCTCTTCCCTTCAATCTTAAAATCTTATACATCTCATCCAGTCCTTCTTCGGACTCATACCAGCTAGGCATATTATAAACATCCTTTGGGTATATTCCATTCATTGTTAAGTCATAGGCAGGAGCACCAGATTCTTCATCAGGAGCCGTATGTTCTCCCTTGTAATCGTTTTGGTTCTCCAATACAAATTTCTTAAATGTCATCATAACCCAAAAACTCTCTTTCTTAGTAATCCTATTGTCTTCATTGCATCGTGATTAACAGATACGCTTCCGTATCTTTGATTTTGCAACGCATCCAATCCAGCATTTACGAGATCTTCTGGTGTATATCTTTCCCTATTGACAACTATTGCATTTTCCTTGTATCCAAAAGTATTGTAACCTTCACCTTTTTGTTTCTTTTCTAGTATGAAAATTATATCATCTTTATAAGTTCTTATATAAAAAGTTATAACATAATCCTTATCTGCGTCTTGATACCTCTGTCTTATTTCCCAATCCCCTATTTTCATCCTTTTTAATTTGATATTAAATCTCTTGGATATGGATTCCAATACTGGAGGGACTTCCTTTTCTCCTTGCTCTTTATATTTTCCCTCCACCTTTGCCAATTTTTCCTTTAGACTTATTACGAAATCTTCAAGATTGCCATTCATTTCAAAATCATCCAATGGCTCGGATTTTCCTAAATTCGTATCCTTTATATTCACTCTCATTTTTGAATATTCGTCAATTCTATCTGGTAGTAATATGATAAGCTCGTATCCTTTATTTGAAACTAATTTCAATACTTTAGCATCCCAATGATCCTTACTTTTTTCTGGCCTTAGTTCTGGAAATTGTTTAATGAAAAAAGAATATATTTTGTTCCTTGGATCGTCTTGTGTCCCTTGTTCCAGTATTTCCATTGCGGAGGATTCAAGATATATAATTTGATTTGGTTCGTTTGTGTGTATGATTCCGTTTCCATCATCATATAATACATTATACCCTGTTTTTTTAAACAAGTTATTCCAAGATACATTCTTTGAATGCTCTCCATATATTTGTTTTCTCATCACTTCCAATGTCCCCCAAAACCTATGACCAACATCCATTTTTCCACTTCTATGATATACGTTTTGATTGCGATATGCGTTCTCACCTATTCCCATCTTCTTCAGTATATCAATAGCATCTTGTTCGCTCATTGTCGATAGGTTTAATATATTAGCTCTTGATGATGGTTTAACTATATAATAGTCAACAAATTCTCTGAAACCAGCATTCTTTTCCAATTTTCCACTCAATACATAATCCTTTGGAAATGCATATATTCCAATAGGATCGTTATGAAATGGTTTTACAGTGATTCCAATATGGGGAGCTTTTCTATTATTATCTCTATCATATGGAACACCTTTTGAAAAATGCACACCTACCATTGGATCATCATACTTTTCCAATGCTTCATAAACTTTTGGCATCAATTCCCTCGTCCATTCATTGAGTAGAATATATTTTCTAAAAGTTATCATCCTAGTATCTTCTCCTTTACTTTATCCCCAAGCATCGTTCTCAGTTTAGCATAATACTCTGGAGTTCCAACAAGATATTTAACAACAACTCCAACATCTGGATATTGTAGCTTTATACCACCGTCTTTTTGGTATTCAAGTATCTCCGCTCCACCTAATACCTCTGGCGGTATACTTCTCTTTAATACTTGTCTTTCAAGGAAGTTTGGCTCTCTCATTCCTCTTCTTACTGCAATATCCTTTATGTCTTTACTTACCATTCCCCACAGAGGCATATTCATTGATATGAGATCATTGATTCCTTTGAGTTTCGATCTATTATCTCCCGCCATTCCAACAAGTTTCACAAGACCAGATCTTTGTCTTCTTATCGCAACATATCCTTTCTCATCACCATAGAACTCCCAATTCCTTGCCCTTCCCATGAACTTGTCATAAGTCCAACTTGTTCCTGTTGACTTGTCATATTCGTTCTTGAATATTTCATAGGCAGAGTCAAGAGGAATCTGAACAAGGCTTTCCTTCAACATCAAATACTTTTTAAATGTAACGTCTTCGTTTACTTTTATTTGAGAAGTATCTTCTGGATGTATTATCTCACAATCATCTGGAACATTTGTCAATTTATCTTTAAGTTTTTTTTGTATAATTATTTTTTTTGCTTTATTTACAGTAATGAAACCACTTCGTAATAATTTTGGTAAATATATTTCTGTCGCATTAGGGACATAGATATCTTTACTTGTTAGTAATAGTGGTAGGTTTAACTGTGTCACATTGGGAGCAGATATATATTCTGCGAATTCTAATTGTGGTAGGTTTAATTCTGTTGCAATGTAAACAGAAATATCTTTACTTGTATGTAATTCTGGCAAGTTTAATTGTGTCACATTGGCGGCAGATATAGTTTCACTTGATTGCAATTTTGGTAGGTTTATTTTTAATGCATCATCAAGAAATATATTACCAGCAGCTTTTAATTGTGGTAGGTTTAATTCTAATACGCTAGGAACACTAATATCAGAAGAGCATTGGTCTAATAGTGGTAGGTTTAATTCTGTTGCTCTATGTGCATTGATAGCATCACTAACTTGCAATTGCGGTAGGTTTAATTTTTTAATATTGTTAATATGCATTTCCCCACTTATCCGTAATATTGGTAGATTTAATTCTGTTACTTTAATGGCACTAAAATATCTGATAGTTTCTAATTTTGGTAGGTTTATTTCTGTTGCAATGTTTGCAGCAATGGATGGAGCATCTTTTAATTCTGGTAGGTTTATTTCTGTTGTATTGGATGCATCAATACTTCCACTTACTTTCAATTGTGGTAGGTTTATTTTTTTCGTATTGGCCGCAGTAATAGAAGCACATCTTTGTAGTTGTGGTAAATTTAATTCTGGTACATTACGAACATTAATATTACCACTTGTTTGTAATTCTGGTAGGCTTATTTTTCTCGCATAAGGAGCACTAATATTTCCCATTCCTTTCAATTTTTTTAAAAATATTACACCGCTAAAGTGTTCTGGAGCGATTAAATTATAAATTTCCTCTTTATCGGAAAATTTCTTCAATATTTTAGAAAAACTAATTGTTTCATCATCATTATCATATGCAGGATCATGAGGTCTTTTGATTGACTCAATATCAGGTTTGAGTTTAATCCATGTTAAAGCATTATCTATCGTATACATATTAGGTATAAAATGTCTTCTATTCCATATGACAGCCACCTTACCATCACTCCTTCCTGTAAAAATTATACCATTATAACCACTCTCTTTACATTTTTTCCATATTTTTTCTGCTATTGTGGAGGTGTATGGACTTTCCGCTTTGACAATTTCAATATGTGTTCCTATTTTTCTCAAATGGCTTTCAAAATTACCTTTTGGGTTAGCTAACCAATATATTTCAGAATCTAATATAGCAAAACCATTCAAGTCTATTTTTCCCTTTAAAATATATTCACCATACTTTTCCATGTTTGGTTTTAGTTGCTGATCAAAGTCATAGCAACAATATAACCCTCTACCATACATAGCACTTTGATTTGTAGATGGCTTTATACCGTGCGTAACAATATCAGATTCTTCTGGATTGTTTTTTGTTCTATGGTAAACCCATCCAGTGTTACCCACTATCTTCTCTACTAAAAATTTTCTAAAGGTAAACATTATTGAATTATTTATTTATTATTCCTAAATATATGACGAATATAATAAAATATGCGATTCGATAAACACGTGGAAAATATTTTAAAAGAAGACGGTTCCTAATTGCGTATTGAATAAGAAAAAAACCCCTTGAGTTTTTAATACCCAAGGGGTTTTTATATTTGTTCAAGTTGTAATTACTTCTCAGAAATAAACTTGTACAGTTCTTCCGCTCTTGCAATAATATCGGATGTATTTGGTGTCAATGCATCAATAGCATTAGCATCATCCAAGAAACCCTTATCATTACGAATTGTATCGAGCTTGTGATGATACTTGTTGTATTCATCGCTATGTGCCATTTGAAGAACCTCCAAACGGATTTCGTATGCGTTTTTGTTCATGTGTATGTGTGTCTCCTTTCTGTTGAAAGTGTGTATAGTAATATTTACTAAAAGAAACTATATGTCAAGAGATTTTATATAATCTCTATATGTGAAAAACAAACTCAACAATTTCTTACCTATTAGGCATCCAAATACATAAGATAAAATGGTTGAGGTAATTATAATCATGTTTCCGTTTCCAAATATCCAGCGAAATTAGATGCATGGACTATTAATTTTTGAATATCTTCTTTGTTTATTTCCAAATCATTTATTACCCCATCTAAACAAAGAAATCCTACAAAATTATTTCTTATGTCTTTGATTGATATTGCAATGAAGCTCGATATTCCCCTGTTTTCCCAAAAGCTTTTCATGGATACACATATTGGATCATTTGGGTTATTGATGTCTTCTATTAGGCAATAATATTCTTCTATTAATTTTTTAAAGAATGGGGAGAATATTGATGTTGGGATACTTTGTGTATTGATAGCTTCTGTTGCTATTCCTTGGCTAACAACTTCATATGTTATTGAAAATTTTTGAAAACTCTTTCCTGAATATGTCTTTGTCCCATTATGAAATTCAGCTATCCATACCCTATCGCATTTAAATTTTTCCTTTATAGATTCCAATTTCGAAAGTATAAGTTCCCCGTTTTCTATGGTATGTTGTTTGTTCAAGCTCTGTTTCTTTTTTTCATTTTTCTTATTTTGTAAATTTTGAAAAATCTGTAGACACAGTGGAGATACGATGCCAGTGATAAGAGCGACTATGATCGGTGTAAAATGATTCGCGGAAAAATCCATGATAAATTGAGTTAAACTATTTATCATGATTATTTCATTTTTTTAGGAATTGACAATTACATATTTTCCTGTATAAATATTTTGATGAAGATGGATAAAAATTTCAATCCAAAAGAAATGGATGAAAATACGTTACGATCTATTTTCAAAGATATTGTAAAAAAAATTAAAAAGAAACCAGTTGGTTTTTTTAAATTAAAAAAAATGAACCGTACTAGGGGTATGTGGAATTCTGGTGAAGATATATCAATTGATCACAGGAGAGAAATAGTACCCACAGTAATACATGAGATGTTACATGATATATACGAGGACAATAGCGAAACTTGGGTTAGAGTAGTTGAGTCAAAAATATCTCAAATAATGACAACAGATGATGTCTTTATTCTATTGAAAGAGTTTATCAATAAACTTGAATTGAGCAAGAATAAAAAGAGTTATTACGAACTCTAATAATTACATTACTTTGGAAATCTTACCAAAGAATTCCAAAATTTGATCTTTCAAGTAATCTTCCACATTTTTTCTAGGAAGTCTAGAAATACGTTCTTGGAATGAATCATATGATTCTTCAAAGGAGCCATCTTCTGCGAGAACATATTCTTTTGATTCTAAGATACCATTAACAAATGCCTTGGGGCAAGATGGGTCAGCAACGCAATCAACGCCAACTAGTCTAAAATCACTAACACGATTTGTACCATTATATTGCTCTGCTAGTTTTCCAAGAGCCTTTGTTGACATCCCAATACGAACACCATCATCGATCAATGCTTGAACAATCAAGCCACAAGGAGTAGAAAGAATTTTAGATCTTCCGATGTATGTATTACCATCGTTCCTCAATTCAGTAACCAAGTGACACGCTCTATCGAGATTAATCTCAGCCTGACTCGAATGATTTAATTCACCTAGCGACCTTTTAGCATGAATCATTTCAGTTGTATAACGTTGAACCTCTCTGCGCATTTCCTCACGATCATAGATGCGTTTATTTTTGTTAACCTCTTCACACACCATGTAAGGTCCAGCTACATAATAAGAAGGTTTCGATTTATTGTTGGTTTCTTCTTTGATGATTTCGAATTCCTCGTTATCTGCGTATTGATCAACTAATAGTTTAAATGCCATATGTTTTATTTATTTATATTCTTACTCTTAAATTCCAAGTTCTTTTTCTGTCAAAATTGTAAATTCATAGTTATGCTTGAGGCAAAATTTTTTAGCGGCCTCCCATTTGGCTTGATTCTTTAAGTAATTTAAACTTTCGTAAATTATTGTCTTCTTGCGTTTTCTGCCATGATCCATTGTCTTTGGATCTATTGTTTGTCTGTGTGGTTTTACTTCTACAAGATATTTTTTTAATACTCCATTTACCATCATTTTTATTGCAACATCTGGAAAATAAACAGAAGTTTTCTCCGTTACTGGATTTTGGTATTGTATAGCAATTCCTTCTGAACTCCATTCAATCACATCATCATTTGCATCGCACCAACGAAATAATTTTAATTCCCAAGATGAAAGAAACCTTGGATAATCATTTCCCCTATATTTTTTCTCGTTGACTGGTTTATAAATTCCTTGTCGGAATTTTTTGTTAATCGATGTGAGTTTCATATTGCAGCACCTTTTAACATTTCTAGTAATTCCTTTGCTGCTTGATCAACGGAAATCATGGGGTGTAATCCACTTGAAATATATTCTGGTTCTTTCTGAGGAGCATGATGGTTTAGAATATCCACCATTTGTGAAAACATATCGTTCAAACCTTTTTGTGGTTCGTAGTTGCCTTCAAACTGGACTCTTCCACCAAACATATAAGTTATTTATAATTAAAAAATTACCCCACGAACATCAAAATTGGGTCACTTGATCCCATCCCTGCCGATGCACCAGTGTATAATTGAGCTTCCAAGGCATCTTTTTCTTTCAAACCTTGGGAAAGTAAATCATTATAGTTAATAACACCACCACCAAACAATGCTGTGTTAGTATATTTTCCTCTTACATTTCCGATTGAAATTTTAGTCAATGCGAGTGCATATTGATATACCCAAGGTTCCTTGATAATATCGGATAATGGTCTTTCAACATAGCAAGAAACAGCACCCCAAAATCTAGAAGGAGAGGAACCCATTTTAGGTTGGGGTGTGATTCTCATGTATTGGGTTCTCTCATCAAACTGAATGTCGCGTCTTAATGCGAGCATCTTTTCTCTATCTTCCAACCAGTTTTTAAGAATGCTCCAAGAAACAAGATCGAATCCATAGTTCCCCATTGAATATGAGAAATATGTTTGTTGTGCAAGAGTTTGTTCAATTGTGAATAGTGTATTGATTCCAGTTGTGGAACCCTCTTCAAAGTCCGTTACAGATATAACCTTTCTATAACTATCCATCATGTAGTCGTATGAATTGAGAAGATCTAGAACTGGTTTTCCAACACTATTTTGTTTAGCCACTTGATAAATCCAAGGGGCATTTGGATCTCCAATTACCATTTTACCAATGGTATATGCTCTTTGAATATCTTTATTTGGGTTCTCTATTTCTAGTCTTGCATTGAAATCCCTAGAAAGAGAGAACAATACATCTAGTCTAATCCCCTTGTCTCTTTCATAAAGATCACTGTCAAAGACAAGATATTCCCTAGTATATCCTGCAAATCTTGTGAACATTTCAGCGGCTATAGATATAAACTCATTTAATTGATCATCGTGGACTTCCAGATTGATCATTGGAGCACCGAGACTTCTACATATTCTTTGCCCAACCCTCTCATAGCTATCCATGATGCTATTGAGGTTGCTGCTGTAGAAAGAAGAAACAGGTAAAGAGGTTGTACAATCCATTGCCATATTAATTATTTAGTGGCAATGTTGATGTTATTATTCAGGCTTATTTGGCCAAACAACTTCAGAAGGATCTTCAAAATTTTGAGGAAGATCTCTCAATTCCTGTCTGTAGGTTAGCCAAGCTTCTTTAGAAGGCTTCGGAGTAGCATCAGAAGCAACAGACCAATCAGAGTCTTTTAGAAGGAAGTCTCGTTGGCCTCTAATTTGTTCCCAAGTAGGAGCAGGAGGAACATAAGGAATAAGTTCTGCTTCTCCTCTTTCGAGTTCTTGAAGGAATTGAGCATAGTCGCTGTTAGAAGGATCTTTTGGGATCCATAGATCTCCAAAAACAACTGTAAAATTGCGATCAATATAAGTTTTCATTTTATAATTCGGCGTTGAGGTTATACGAAGCTGCGAAATACCAAGCTTGATAATTAATTTCTGCTGCAAACGCCACCCACTCAGAAGTAACTCCTGTTAATATCATAGCACCGTAAATATAAGAGCCTGCATTATAAGCTATGGGATCATATATTGTGACAGAAGGGATTGATCTCATTGTAGGGGATATAAGAGCAACACTATTATTTAAGACTCCAGAATTTGGTATACTTCGGCCTGTAGAACCAAAACGTCTTTTTCCTTGATAGTATCTTTCACACAAAGCCAACTCCGTTCCAATCGGTCTTTGCTCAAATGGAGTTGCAACAGAACCTTCTTCCAATTGAACTTGAGCAATATCGAAAGCATAAGTCGTTCCTGCTGGAAGCCCAAAATAAAGTTGCAGAAACGTATTCTGTGAGGCATCTACAGATAATCCACTTGCAATTGAAGGTAGTGTTGTGGTAATAGTATACTTTGTCCAATTTGATGTAGTAGTAATTGTTCCAGCTGAGGTGTTGGTTTGATTAGAAAACGTTCCTCCTGCAGCTATCGGCAAACCATACCAATAAGAATATCCGATGGTTACACTCAAACTTATATTGCTTTTTGCGTAAAAGCTCAAAGTAACAGTCTTTCCTGATAAAATTCTTACGTTTTCTATTCTTTGATATAAGAAAGGGGTTCCTGTGCTAGCAACGGTTGTATTAAAACTCAAATAATTAGTAGGGTTGTTTGGAACTTGTGTTTGTGTTACATCAAAAGAAGAGAGGTTTGTGGATACTGTTCCTACTAGGTTTGGAGAAAATCCCCATCTATCAGCTCCATAAAATCCGACATGACTGTTATTGTTTGAGGCAGTTGTTACAGAGCCTCTTTGCCAAATATCAAAATTACCATTTATTAATTTGTTTTTAAATGTTCCAGTAAATGCTGGTGTTTGAGCAAATGATGGTGCGATAATCCCACTCACAGCATTTGCAATTGTTGAAAGGGTAAATTTCTTTTCACCACCAGATGCATTTTGATCGTATCCCACAAGATAATCCGTGGAAACTGCTGCTGTTTTTTGTGAAAATTCTGAAAAATCGACGGCCATATACTTTTATTTATATTCGAGTAATCACTTTTTCAAAAAAAAAAATTAAAAAGGATTCATATTCTGATCATCAAATCCTTGGACTTGGAAATCTTCAAATGTCACAATTCCCTTGTCTATTAATGGATATATATCATCTCCACCAACTCCCATTTCCACCACTTGTTCTCTATCCACAAGAGTAATAATTCCTTTAACCACCTCATTTGGTGTCAATGTCGGTGTTGGCGTCAAAGTTGGAGTTTGAGTTAATGTTGGAGTTGGGGTTGCTGTTTCCGCTGAAGTTGATGTTGGTGTTGGAGTTGGTGTTTCACCTGAAGTTGTAGTTACAGTTGGAGTTACAGTTGGAGTTGGAGTTGCTGTAGGAGTCGGCCTTAACATAGGCGCGGAGAGTGCAGGGCAACCCAAATTATAAATTTCTATTACATCATTATCAACACTTTCAGAAAATGGAACACCAACAGCGAGAATATCCCCAAAAATGTTGACTTGTGTTCCATAATTTCTCTCTGCATCCGTCAAAGAAACGGAAGTGGGATAATAAATTGTTCTATTTGTAAAGTAACCAAATTTATCCTTTTCTAGCAAATAAACCTTCCCTTGGTTTGCAACTTCCAGTAATGGATAGTCATCCAAATAAAATGGCTCAAATGGGGCAGATACTACTGCACGTCTTCCAGCAATTTTAACAGAATATCCAAATGCACCAGACAATGTATCCATGTTGAAATATTGTCCTATTTCAGAAATGAGAACCCATTCTTTAGTTACAGGAGAAAGAACATAATGGAATGCCTCTCCTTGATTGTTTCCATAGATATATCTTTTTTCACCAAATGGAGCACCGACAATCATTTCATTATCATTCTGAATGCTCATG